GAAAAGTTATTCGTTGTGGAACAAAAGACTCCAACTTATAACTTCTTCATTGATATTGATTACAAAGACCAAGATTCACTCTCAGTTGAGGAGATCAAGTCTATATGTAAAATTATATGTGACAAGGTGAAACGTCACGGTGGTAAGAATTGTCTCATATCTGTGTCGCCTCCAAAGAAGGTGGGTGACTTAATGAAGACTGGGGTACACTTGAACTGGCCAGATTTTGTTGTAGATCAAAGTTCTGCGATTGCTTTGAGAGACCATGTCCTTGTGGCCCTCTCGACTGCTAAGAGTTCATACGACTGGAATGATATCATAGATTCATCTGTGTATGGTGATCTTCAGAGAAGGACTAAAGGAAGTGGTTTTAGAATGCCATGGTCGTATAAGAAAGCTAAACACGACGCATGTGGTGGACGAGGATGTTCTAGTTGTGAAAATGGTAAAGTGAACCAATTAGCATATCTCCCAGTTTTCATGTACACCCCAGAGCCTCTGAGTACAATTATTCGTGTACAACCGACACCAGATGTCAAACTCTTAAAAATGTCCGCGGTTCGCACCGATGCTCCACAGACTACATTTGTTAAACCACCTTCTATGCCTATGAGGGAGGGTGCCTTTACAGAAGACGAAATTAAGGATGAACTTCAGGATGAAGAACTCAAATACATGATACAGTCTTTCGTTCAGAAGAATCTTGAGGGGCAATCCACTGCTTACATTACTAAGCTTTTCAAACACAAAAATACATTCCTAGCTGCAACGAATTCAAATTATTGTGAAAATCTGAGAAGAGAGCACAACTCAAACCATGTATGGTTCATCATCAGTGGTAAACTCATTATACAGAAGTGTTTCTGTCGTTGTGAAACTCTCAGGGGAAGGAAGGATGGTTTCTGTAAAGACTTCTGTGGTCGTCGCCATGAGCTACCGAGTCCAATAATCAATAAGTTGTATCCCAAAAAGGAAGAAATCCAAAACTGTCCAGAAATCAAGAAATTTATTGAAAAACCCCAACCTAAACAAGTAGAGATAAAACCCTTATTACAGAGATTTGTTCGGAAATATATGAGTAACCAGTTGGACACTACGATTGTAAGTGTCAAGAGAACGAAAACCAATTACGTAGCCCTCACAACCTCAATGTATTGCGAATCTATCAATGGAGAGCACACGGATCATGTGATGTCTTATGTCATCAAAGGTAACAAAATAACACAACAATGTCCGGTTTGTAAAGGGAGTAAAAATAAGGCTAGAACACATCAAATTGTCGATAACAATCTCGTAAAACTACTTAAACAATAATACGGAGTACTATTAAATGGTTATAGTTACTCGTACCCGTTCAGGAAGACATATAAAGAAACCTGCTCTATTCCAGGCTACGGAAAGTGTTTTAGAAGATGATTATGGTACGGATGAACATGATACTGATATAGATTCCGAATTAGATACAGATGATGAATTATACGACGAAGACAGTGAGGAAGAATATGAGGAAGACGCAGACGAAAATGGTAATCTCAAAGACTTTGTGGTAGATGATGAAAGTGAAAGTGAGGAAGAAAGTGCTTAAAAAAAACCGTTTATATATTAGAAAATGGAAACTGATATTGGTAACCCCATTGAATATAATCCTGTTCTTCAAGAAGTTCCAGAGGAGAAAGATGAAAGTAACGAGAAACACTCTGAGGAGTATTATTTTCATCCGTCTGATTATCCACCGCCACCTCGACAACCTTATCAAGGTCAGGAGTCCTTTGATTTATTCAAGAATGTTGACAAGTCAACTTGGATCATAGCGTTTGCAGTATTTTTACTTGGCTTTTTTATGGGGAAAACCATGCAACCAGTTATCCTCAGGTACACTTGAGAATGGAACAAACTTTCCTATATTACCAACTTTTGGGGGTATGAAATGATTAATAAAAGGATCTTTATATGTATCCTTAATAAATCCAGCAGTAGTACTGGCTTCAGGTATTTTAACCTTTTTCTTCTCCTTTTTGTTTTCTGGGGTCATCCCCTCAAAAAACAAAATAAAGAAAGCACTGACGAGAATGATTGTTACGATTGTACCAATCATTTACTATTAGTTATGAAAATTATTTACTTAGAAGAAACCTCGGGTTCACCTTCCTCATTGGATTCCTCGATCGTAGCCTCAGTGGAAGCAGCAGCTTCCTCACGCTGCTTCTGACGATCCTTCATCTCTTGGCTAACAATCTCATCAGCCTCCTTGACGAGATCCTCCATATTAGCATCAGGCTTCTCCTTCTTGAGACGCTCTAGAATCTCAGCTGGGTGAGAGATGGGAGCCTCATCTGGTTTGGTATAGAATGTGGAGTTGTCATCACCAGGGGCGAAGCCAGTCTTGTCGGACATACCTTGTTTACGTTCATTGAACATACGAGCAGCCTGAGCCTGATTCTCCTTATAACCAGTCATGATTTCCTCAAGCTTATCATTAGTGTAGTGAACATCCTCAATCTTAGAGGAGTCGGGTGGGATGAGGAGCCACTTGTACATGTCAACTACATAGATATCAAATGTAGGATCCTCCTTCTGAAGGCGCTTGGCGTGATTCGCAGCCTCGTCACGGTTCGCGAAGGTTCCTCGGATCTTGATTCCAAACTTATCATTCTTCTGGGGGCATTCGGGGCCAACAATAGAAAGGCAAGCGAAAACCTGACCAGGTACGGTCGTATAATCTTGTTCAAGAGACATTATAACCTTTGAACGTTTGTAAACTTTAAGCCCTAAGTAGAGAATTAAAGATATGAAACTATCATGAATTATGGAAGAGATTCGTAAAAACCACAACGACGCCAAGAGAGAGCTCATTCAGAGTGTCACAAGGAGTGGTCAACACATTCTTGATGTTGGTTGTGGTTTTGGGGGTGATTTACAGAAGTGGCACAAGTGTGGTGCCAATATCAATATGTGTGACCCGGAACCTACGGCTCTCGTCGAAGCTAAATCTAGGGCAAAAAACATGCACATGCGGGTGAATTTTTACGAGGGTGACATACACAACTGCCCAAAGAGAAAATTTGACGTTGTCTGTTTCAACTTCTCATTACACTACATCTTCAAGACTAAGGATCTCTTCTTCAGTTCCATCCACGAAATCCGAAAACGCGTAAAACCTGGTGGACTTCTGATTGGTATCATCCCAGATTCTGAAAAGATTATATTCAAAACACCACTTCAAGATGATATGGGAAACTTCTTCAAACTCAAGGATCATGGGAATGGTGGCTTTGGTGAAAAGTTGTTTGTACACCTGACAGACACTCCCTATTACGCAGAAGGACCCAAGTCAGAACCAGTTGGGTACAAAGACCTATTGGTGACACACCTAGAGGAGCTTGGTTTCAAATTACAACTTTGGGAGGGTCTTCGGGGTAACCCAATCTCAGAGTTGTACAGTAAATTTATCTTTGCTTATACTAGATGATACCCTTTTTAGTATTGATCGTGATCAACCTGATCATACTTTTCATGATACGTGAACCAGAGAATTTCGTAGAAGTGAAAAAGAGATACAAAATTCTCAGAGAACATATTGAGAAAACGAACAATGAAAAGTTTCGTGTGTTGATACGCCCAATTCCCTTGACAGCATTGAGGAAGATGTCAGGCACGGTGGGTTACAATGTGAACAAAGGGGCGGACATAACCATATGTATAGACGGTGAAGTAAATGAGATTATGCATGTGTTAATTCATGAGCTTGCGCACAGCACAGTACCCGAGTGGACACATTCTGAAAACTTTTGGAACAACTTCATGGAGTTGAGAGGGGTATGTGAATCTATAGGAATTTACACTAGATTGCCAGACAAGACCAAATTCTGTGGTCAATACATTCAGGATAAATAAAATCTCGTAATAAGATAAATGCAAACTCCTGTTAATGATATGTTAGCAGCGATTTTTTCGTGGGTTGTGTTCTACGCGGTTACACAAGTCCCTAAGCACACTGATAACTACTACGCAAACCTAATTTTCTTAACCGTTGTTATTCCCAACGCCGCTCGCGCCATTGTTGGTGACATTCCCCGTCTCGCAGTCGATCGCTCTTTCTTTGCTATGGCGACCCTTTTCGCGCTCATCATCACCTTCGCTATTAACGAATGGTGGAAGCGTTCTAAGGATACGGTCAAGAATTTTCATAAGAGTGATAGAAGGAAGCATTTGGAGTTGAACGGTGTTTTAGCTACCGCTTTCATTGGTGGTGCTTTGATTACCTACTTCAGTGGCATAGATAATTCTATCTATAACAACATGATGCAGGCTTAAGTCCTGATAATGTAGCTCTTCGCAAAGAAGAAGATGATAGCGGCTACTCCTCCAGTAGTCGCTAAACCAACCATACTTCTACCCCCTTGTTCGTTAAGGAACTTGGGGATAGAGGTCGCAAGACGATCCTGAATGGGCTTGCTAACGGCAATAGCGGTACAAACAGCTACAACGAGGGCAGTAAGCTGATCATCGGTGAGATTGAGAGGGTTTTTGCTCTCGGGAGCCTCCTCCTTAGTTTTTTGGGAGGGGGAGGGGTAAGCAGCTTGGGGTTGAGCAGCGACCATTTGAGGCATGACACCCTGTACCCTGGGATCCTCTGTCATCGCGGGTGGTTCCATCATAATGTCATTAATGGGTGTAGAGTCCATAGTGTCTTTATTTGTACCCATATTTTTTTCCTCTTGTTTAAACGCTGTAGAGGGTTTATCTTGGGTCTGTAATGGTACCATACCTTCACCATCATCAAAGAGGTTCATAGTGTACACGTGTTCGGAAGACATGTTATTATAATCACATGTTTTCTTGAAGTGTTAAGTGACGCGCCTATTTCTTTTTCGTAATCGTGAGTTTGGTTTTCTTTGTCGTCTTTTTAGCGTCCTGCTCCATTTGATTTATATGCTTTGGGTTGTACATCTTCTTATGCATATTCCAAAGTTGAGGGCTACCAACTCTGAAGTTTTTCCGAAGAGTTGCTTTGTACCAAAATACACAATCTTGAATCTTGTTAGACTTCACAGTATTGTCTAACACGAGGCATTCGTAATTTTCTGTACACGCATCCATCACCTTACAGAACATATCAAAGGATGGAAATATACCAAAGAATGATT